CAAAGCTTCTTTAGCTGGGTTAGGTGGAGGGGGTTGCATCATACCTCCTTGTTGCATTTGTGGTATCTGTTGCATAGGTGGTTGTTGATCTGGCATTTCTAGGTCAGCTTGATTTTGTGCTTCTAATGATACGTGCTCAAAAATATGCGACACCATAATAGGAAGCGTAGCTGGGTTGCTTAGGCCTATGCCAGTTTCTAAAAAGGATAAATGCACTTCAATATGTATTTGATGTGCTTGGTCAGGGAAAGCCACAAGAGGCATTCCCATGAGGGCAGCACTATTCTCACTTGCTGGATCCATTGGGGCGGGAGGTGGAGGATCCGGGGCGAATAGTGCTTCAATATTTTCTGTTCCTAGTGCTTGATACATTCTTCTGTAGGATTCTTTAATGTTGTGAATCTCAGGATTACTTTGTACCAATTGTAATTCTTGTTGCGCCAACGTAATTCTCTGACTCATAGAGAAGAAGTTAGGATCACTGACAGGGATAACATCCACTCTGTTATCAAAGTCAGTTTGTTTAATAGCTTGGTCCCCTCCAATTACTTGGTATGGATAGACGGGGGGTAGGTACTCCGCAAAGAGTCTAGCTAATATTTTGAATTCTGTTTTTTGTGCGTAATGCAATCTTTTGTGAACGGCAGACATGACTCTTGTGCCTTGCTCAAGTAATGCCATGGTTGTTCCTACAGGCATTTCTTGATTGCCTTCACCCACTTGTAGATTAGTAATGGATGCGAATCTCTGTCCTGCCTCTACGCAAAATCCTAATAGTTGCATTAATGTCGCCGACGGTTCTTTGTATGGCAACGGTACTAATGAATCTCTTAGCGCTCCACCCGGTGCATCCACATCTCTAAATTCACCCGGCTCTAGTGGAGTCTCATCATCTCTGATTCGTAGACCCCTGGCCTTAAACCCAGCAGGGAGATTTGCGAGGGTACCAGCATCTATTAATTGTCTCAGTGCTCCAGTGGCGGTTCGAGACAGCCCGCCGATCATGTGGATCAAACCGAAGCCATAGAAGCCGAGGCCAGGGAGAAACTTGTAGTGAACAAAGTATTGTGTCTTACCTTTCAGTGGATCTTCAGGGTTGAAGTTCCTTCTGATAGACAGAACCGCATTAGAGGCTCTATCAATAGTAATGATATAAGGTAAGTGGAAACCGTCTTGATCTTCAAATCCGGGTATGTCCATTGAAACGTGGCATTCCAATAGTTCATACATCATGTCATTGTTTGTTGGGCTAATTCCCTCTAGTTCATCTTCCTTGTCACTTGCTTCATTACTGACATTGGTTTCAGATGGTTGTAGTGGTATATCTCTGTAGAAGCCCGCTAATTGTTGTGCACGCACTTCGTTGTAAGACATCTTAACTACGTGTGTAATTCTTTCGCATGTTTCTAGATCACTAGCGGTATACGGAACCACTAGATCTTCTACGGGGACGAAGGTGCTAACTGCTCTTTGTTTGCTTGCATCGTAGTAAACCTTCTTAAACGCTGTACCCGCTAACGGTAAATAGAACAATAATTGGTCCATTTCAGGGGTATATTCGTCCATTACCGTAGTAATCTGGTAATTCATGAATTCTTCTACCCTTCTAGCTTGCTCCTCAGTTTCAGGTGTTTCGTTCCCCATTACCCTTGTTTTGACCGGTCCCTTACTAGGAAGTAGTTCCTTAAATGCCTGCGCTTGGAACTGGGTTACGGATTCGGCGAGCATAGGGTGGGTTACACCAGAAGAACCAGGGAAAGGTCTATCCCTTTCCTCATACTTGAAACCAAGTAAGTCTAGTCCCTTAATATACGCATCTTCCCACTCGGACCTAGAACCTTTGTCTTCCTCAAAATCACTTATGAGTTGACTAGCGATTCTTCCGAGCTCGCCTTCTTCAATGTACTCCGCTAAATTCGCGTCGAATGGGGTAGTGTCTATGACCTCAACATCAGGAGAATAGTTTATTTCTGCTCCGTCGTCTGTTAGTTCAATTGCAATGTCATCTGTTTCGCCCGGAGCCATAGGTTCTTCGATCTGAACCTCTGTACCGTCTTCGACTTCCAGATCTATAAGATCCGACAACCTTTCTATATTGGTTGGTTTACTATTTTCTGCCATTTACAGCTTAATAAACGCCAGTAAACTTAATGCCTCTTTCAGCAGCTCCTCTACCACGGCTCTTGCCTTTGCCTGCTCCAGGCTGTGGTCCTTTGGAAGTTGCCATTTTCTTTTGTTTTGCATAAGGAACAAATCCTTGGTCCTTTATCTTTTCACCTTTATCTGCCATTTTTAGCTCCTAGTAATATTCTTTTAGTCTGCGTGGATAGTTATCCTGTAGATCATCGTCAGATTCTAAACCAATAAATCCTCCCTGTCGATAACGCATTAACGCTTGCGTAGTGGAGTCTACCAAATCATCGTGATCTCCGAAAGGGAAAGCCGCACATTCCTCCACCAATTCTTCCGCCCAACGCGTCTCGGGAACATACACCATGCCTGATTCCAACATCGGTGCAACTGCATTTACCCTCGCAATTTTATCTTGTCCTTTGCCGGGTGAGTAATTCACCACTGGAATTCCAGAATGTCGCAGTTCGTCGGTTAGCGGTAGCCCACTCGCCTTCGCCTCTACGATTACGGTATCTGGATCCCAGTATTGATATTGATCGTACGCTTGCCTTTTCAACTCTGGAAAATCCCACCGACCTTTCTTTACGTCGAGTAACAATAGAGCTGGTCTCTGGGACCCCTCGTCTGGGTAGAATACGCACCACGTCGTTATAGCAGAATAGTCTGCTGTTTCTTTTTTCGTGTAAGCCGTATCGTACGACTGAATAATGTATTGCATTTGTGGAACTTCATCGCTCTCCCAAGTCTTCCACCACTCCCTTTTTAAAATAGCGCCTTCTTCAGAAGTAGGGTTTTGCATCCACTGTGCTTCCCACTTACTTACAGGTATAGAGGCTTTTACCCCTTCCAATTCTTCTATCTTCCAATATTCAGGCCATAAAGGTTTGTGAGTCTCAGGGAATATAGCTGGGAATTCCACAACTTCCCATTGGTCGGCGTGGTCTTCTACTTGTCTGCTAAGGAGTCTGCCAGTTAAATCTTTGACTGACCATCTTGTCATCACAATAACAATAGCACCGCCCGGTTGTAACCTTTGTCGTGGTCCAGATGAATAATAGTCCCAAGCGTTGTCTAGGGCCGTGGGCGAGAGGGCATCTTGCTCTGAGTGAATATCATCCAACACAAGTAGATCCGCACCACGTCCTGTTACCGCACCGCCAATACCTGAATAGAACGCTTCGCCACCGCCATTGGTTTCCCACCTTCCCGCCGATTTACTATCCGCCTTTAACTGTACGCCCGGAAATACTTCTTGATAAGCGGGTGAGTCGATTAAATCCCTGACCTTTCTACCGAAACGGAAGGCTAGTTCGGCGGTGTGCGTTATTTGCATGACCTTCAACTTTGGATTACGGCCCAAGATCCATGAAGGAAAGAATGTAGATGCGAATTCAGACTTAGTATGTCTAGGTGGCATATTGACAATGAGTCTTTTTAGTTCACCTTTTGCGACTCTTTCTAGCTTCTCAGCAAATATCTGGTGATGCCTACCTTCCACAAAGTCTGGCCACATGTGTTTTATGTATCGAAGGAACTTATCTTGCCCCTCCCTTTGAAGCTGCTTAGCGTTCAAAGCCTCTGTTAGTTCAAGTAATTGTTTTGTAGCATCAGGGTATTGCTCTGCTAACCGCTCCAAGTCTATATCGTAGGATGCCTTCGCCATCAGTTCAACTCCTTTAATGTGATTATATTTTTACACCACCAGTATAATTCGTCTTCTGTCAAGTTATGCTTCAAAATATTTACCCTACTGCAAACCAATTGTACATTATTTGGTAGATAACCGTTATGGGGATCTATACGATCAATACTAGCATTCAATTCCTTTCTTCCGCCTCCGTCTTTTTGCCACGTCATAAAAACACCTGATAAAGCACATTTGCCCTCTTGCTCATGCCACAACGCAACAATGTCTATGGCTTCTATATTCCATTCAATACCTGAATTTCTTCTAGCTGATTTTGCTTGAGTGTATAGATGTCTTAAATATTTTTCTGGGGATGAGGATTTCTTACGATTTGCAATTTTGGTTCTACAGGATTTACAAACACTACGGAAATATTTTCCTTTCGGATTTGAAGTGATTTCAAAGTCTTCTTCTGGCAGTTCTTGTTTACAGGCTGTGCAAATTTTCATGCCAAATTTTTTGAAATTTTAAAATTTTTTGACCCCATATCGTTTTTGACTTTTTACATAATGAAGGGGGTAACTTTATTTGTCAAAGTTTCTGAATATTCTCTCTATGTCTATTTTCTTCTCTTTAACACAAAGAGGGCGAGCGCGCGCGAGGGGGGGATGGGGGAGGGCAAATGGTCAAACGAGGGGAAAAGTCCAAGCGTAAAAAAAGGGAGAGCAAATGCCCTCCCTTTCCTTTTGGGGTGATTATGCTTCTATCTATAGACTTGACGACCATATTTACCATTCCACTCTATTCTCCAATTATACATAGGCTGATATCTATCAATTAAAACCCTTTCCCAATACGTTTTCCTATCCCTTCTGCAAGGTAAAACTCTTACTCTATTAAAGCGTTTATCTCTTTTATGTTGAGTAATTCTGTTATATACATTTTGGGAAGTTCCTACATAAACAAGTTTAGTATCACGATAAAGAAGATAAACACAGTCTCTCATAAGGTCTTTAACATAAAAATCTTTCTTATTCATATTATCTCCTATGAACAATGCTCGAACCAAGTTGTCTCGATGATTGGTAATAAGTTCTCTCTGCCATACTTGGCAACGCGAGAACGCATTACTCGATCTTCTAGTTCTTCGATACATTCGCAATAAGGAATGTGGTCTTGGACTTCTTGCTCAACCTCTACCCATAATTGACTCATCTTACTCATGTTGACTCCTCGATAAAATCTATCAGATGCTCAAGTTCAATTATCTTTTCTTGGTCATCTACTTCTACATATTTAGCCAACATAAGATTCAACCCACCTTGAATGAGAGTTATCCCACTCTCATTAAAGATTTCGTTAAGGTCAACATTCATGACTGCACCTCGAAACGTCCGTTCACTTGCTCAAGCAACTTGGAGGCATTCTCTAAAGTCTTAGCAGTATCTCCTACGACTTTCATTGCCATTGCCCAAGTCTCATCGGCTTTGGCTTTGGCGTCTTCAGTGCCAATGTCTTTTGCCATGAGTTGAATCTCCAACGATTCGTTAAGCATTTTTATTAGTCTTGTATTCATATTTTCTCCTTTAGTTATTAATGATTACCCCTTAATTATATAGTAAAACTCCCATATCTCCTAATCTTATTGATTAGTCTCAGATCCAAATTGAAGTGCCAGCTCTACTTTTAGGCCATTAAATAGGCCTATTCTTAGGAAAGCTGAGAGAAATATTGTTTAAGTAAATATTAACAAGCAACAAGCTGAGGAATATCTACAAGCAGAGGAATAGCAAGCAGAAAAAAAGGGCAACATTGTTGCCCTTTTTTAGATGGTTAGAGTCTAGCAGATTTGAAACCCACCACTCTCACGCACAAAGTTGCGAAACTCTTTGACGTTGTCTAAGTCAAAAGAATAATTACCATTAACATCCTCTTTACCCAATGAATTAACGTAAGCATCATAACTATTCTTGTACTCTTCTGCTTCGCCATTGTCTAATGCTTCAGTTAATCTTTTACAAATAACTTCGCATTGTTCTTCAGTGATTTCATGACTATCGTTAAAGTGACCATGTTCATGATCTTCCTCAGTTAGTATGTCGTCATTTAACTGATAGACATAATCCCAAAGAGGTCGCCACCACCAAACATTGTTGCGAAAGTAATGCCCTACGTTCTCCTTTTCAAAAATATCTTTTGCATCAAAGTAGGCTTTACTCTCTTCATCACTAGGTTTTAATGACCAATCAATAGTTGGTTTTTCGCCTTTTGTCTTGGGGGCGAGTCCATATACATCCATCCCCATTATGCTTCTCCTCTATTAAACCACTCTACTAGAAGTGAATCCCATAATCCTATAGTGCAAACACCAAGACCAACGCCACTAGCAAAGACTATATACAGATTTAACAAGGCATAATCATAAGCCATAAACTTAATGTAAGAAAACGCCAACCCACCGAAAGCGACTATTCCCATTGCAGTCGCGACAATTACTATTATATTCAACATATTTTTTCTCCTTTAGTTATTGAATAAGATAATTCTA